AGGGGCGGCGCAAAAGCCCTCTCTGCTCAATCCCAGCCAATTACTCTTAGGGACAGGGTCGCCTCCCCATATCCCAGTATCCCATTTAGCCGTATCCCAGACTCCCGCCGTAGTCGTTAAAGCGTTTCCGGGAGAAGGCGCAACGTCCTCGAAATCGACATTGACATTAACCCCAGGGGAAACCGAGCCATCTATCAGGAAATTAGGACGGCATATTTTGAATTGCTTAAGTGCCCCGCGAGATCCGAAATAATTAAAGGCTTGCTTACCATCCGCCGTTATAGCCGAGCCGTTGTCATTATTCCCGGTATTGGCTTTGGTAACGGTCGTTGCCGACCCATAGTAAAGTTGTGATCCCATATAAGCCCAGCAAAACGAGTTCAATTGAGAAGCATATAGACCCCACGTCGTCCATGATCCGGTTATGGTATTCATGACGAATTGATAGCTTTTAGTCGTACTTATGGGAACATTGATGATTAATTGGTTGTCGAGTGGCGAAAGAATGATGTGCCATCCGAAGATGGATTTATAACTTTGAACCGCCGAATTTATGGAATTCAGAATCTTCTGGGTAATCGTCGCTTTTGTCGCAGTGACATCCTGGGAGAACATATTAGCTAGAGGCGTAATACCGTCCTCGGTTAGAATCATCACATCTCTTCCGACTTGTTGGACACATCTACTTCCGATAGGGATACCAATACGATATGTGCCTACTAATGACCATGTATTAGCTGAAGTAGGATCTATTCCTTTGAAGACGATCGCCTCACCTTCAGAGGTAATCGCGCAGAAATAGTCGTCTACCTGTTGACCGGCAGAGGTGGTCACATTCGCTATTGCTACGACCGAACCGCCTAGTTTCATCATCGGACCCATATCCAGGACCGTAGCCGCGCCAGATATGGCGTATTGCGCCAAATACCATATCTTAGTCGTGTTCTTTTCCACAAAGAAAAGGCGGTATTTAAATACATGCGGATATATAAAATTAGCTGCTGTCGCACCCGTTACGCTTGGCGTTGTCCAAGTCGTGCCGTCATAGGCATGATAAGCATCCGAACCGTTTACCATGATTAGATAGGTAGTTCCGGCGGAATTGCCGAAATTGACCCATTGCCACTTATTGGATGTCATCGTGCTGAATTCAGCAGAACCCACGGACCCCGCTGTGGTGACGTTATAGACGGAACCATTTGATGCCGCGAATAGTTTAGTTCCAGACCATACCGCTAATGTCTGAACTTGGGCCGCAAGCCCTGTTACATGATCTAAAGTGCCTTTCCTGACTCTGACTCTTGAAGGCTCACAAAACCAATTATCCAGGATAACCGCATCGGCTGGAGGCATATCCGCCAGAGAATTGACGGCATTCAGCCCTCCGGTGGGCGCTGGAAGGCTTGTTACGCTGAGAGTTTGTCGCCTTGGGGCTTTCTGGAATAGGGCCTGTCTCAATGCCCGACCAACGATGGGAAGGACTCGGGAACGATAAGCACTCCAGGTACGAATTCCTGATCTCCGACATTGATGGTAGTTTTTCCGCCATCCCGTGAGATTGCCGTTAAGACCCTGGTTTGATAAGAACGGAAGTCTTCGGCATATTCCAAGTTCTTGGCCTTTTTCCACCTCCAGACAAGCCCGGAGGTTATAAGCTGTTCATCGAGTAAACTTGTATCGGTATCCGCCGCCCATGCCGTCTGTCCAACACTTCCGCTAGATTGACACCAATTCTTGGTCTGATACTCGAAATAAATAGAATCTCCCGCTGTCGGAGTGGGCAAAAGGATGAGATTCCCACCACGGATACGGAACTGAGGGTATGGACCGATAACATTCGCAGCCTTCAACATCTGCCAGGATTGAGGCGGTAACGGCCCAGGAACGGGTCTGCGAAGCGTTCTGTTAAAGATTGTACCGTTTATGATGTATTTGAATCCTGGCGCTATAGTGGATATAGCGCCTTGGGATTCGGTTGCTAACGCTGTGAAACTTGCTTCTGTCTGCAATGCTTGCCAATCATACGCGAGGCCAACAGACGCGCCTGTGGATAGTTCCTCCCCTTCCTCATTTGCCAAGGCGAGAAGCTGGACGACGATAGAATCAGAGTTTCCAACGACGGATACAGGTACTTGTAGCCCTATCCTGCCTGCGGCCTGTTGTACGATTGTAAGTAAACTCATGCGGCATCTTCTTTAGGTGGACGACCACGGCGCGGCTTATTATTCTCCAAAGCCTGCATACGCTCCATCATGTCATTTAATGTCCGTTTCAAGTCGTCATTTTCTTGACGTAATGCGGTGACTTCTTGGACGACTTTACCAGTATCATTGGCGCTTTCCAGCCATTTAATGGCTTTATCCTTCAACGATCTGGCTCCCATCCCGATATTATTCAGAGCTTGTTCATTTGAGGAAGCCAGATCCTCCACGGTACGGACACCGGCATGGATAATATTGGCCTGTTCTGCGGGTGATATGACCATCCATCCCTTAATAGGAGTTCCATTTTCTGGTATTTCTTCCCCGATTTTCCATTGGTCAAAGGCATGTTTGAAGTGAGTCACCCATTGTGGATTAGCCTGTCCCTGATGAGACAGGTTTTCCAAGTTTAATAGCCAATCTTCCGCATCACGTTCCACAATATCTTTAGTGCCAGAAGGCGTTATTAAGGCGAATGCCACATTTCGGGTAGTATATTTTCCGCTTTTGACAGTTTCTTGACGGTCCTCAATTGCGCGGTATTCAAACCTGACATAAGGTGGCCGTTCTTCCATCAAACGAATATCCATGATTACTCCTTAAAGTGCTAATGCTGCGGTAAGAGCTGTTGCAATATTTGCTGCGGTATCCGTTGAATCTGCATCAACCCAGGCCGTTTTGCGGCCATATGATGGTGAGTTGGCGGTTACATAATATGATACGGTAGTCGTTAATGCAGTATCGACAGACTTGCGGACAATAGGCCCATTAGGATTCGCCCCTAATGCTGTTTGAATTTCAGCTTCAGTCTTTTTAGCCATAGATTACCCCTTTATCGCTGTTATCCGCATGTCGCGGTCTTTGAAATGATAACGCGGCTCCTCAAATTCGATATTTGAGAACCCACATTCTAAAAGCAAATCTTCCAGCATTTTCATAGTATAGCCCCATTTATGCACCATAAACTCATTCTTATATTTAGGATCACCCCAGAACACGAATAGGCTGAAAGTGGGGCTTATCTCTATCTTATTATTGATACAGTTAGTTATATAGAATAGAACCTTATCCAAACAGGGCAATTCAAGGATAAGCCTTCCACCGGGCTTTAGGACGCGTTTCCATTCCTCTAACAGTGGTTTGGCTTCCCATTGATAGAAATGCTCAAGGACATGAATGGAGACAGCCACATCGGCATAGTTATCGTCTATTTCTAGCTTTCTAATGTCACATCTGATATCGGCAGTTTCCGCAAGATCGACATTGAACCATCCTGCCCAGTTATGTCTTCCTGATCCAAGGTGGAGTCCAATCCCAGGGCTTTCCTCCATGCAGACGCCTGTATTTTGGGCGAATATCGGTTTTTTATGAACTGCTGTGCTTGCCGCGTCCATGAATTAGCCTTTTCGGGATGATTTTGCGCGAATTCGATACCCTGCCGTATATCTCCAACCCAAATACCATCGAATTCCTCTAAAGAGGGATGGTATTCAGAAACAACGAAACAACCTCTTCGGATAGCTTCCAAGACACGATTAGGGCTTTTATAGGTCTTTGTGGCCGGGAATATGGCAATATCAGCATTATCTAGTTCTTTTTTGGTAGTCTCAACGCTCCAGGGTATGGTGCCGGGTGCATTTGACACTATTCTAAGCTCGTAATCCTCTATATCCGGTAGGATTCTAACTAATGAATACAGGTTAAGTTTATGTCCGAACCATATCAGTCTCGTTCCGTGACAATGTGGTGTTTTCTCTTCAAATTCATAAGTATCAGGCACTATATGAGCGTAATAGCTATATTTGCCTATTCTCTGCTGCATATCTTCAGTAGGACAGGTAATTATATGCGCTAAGTGCATCATTTCCTGATAAAGAGGCGTTCCTAGATGATCGTCACAGATATCGACGACATTTACGCCTTTATTGGTTCTAGCCAATTCAATATCAGGTGGAAGCGGTTTGGCAAAGATAAGCGTTTCCGCTGATATATCGTTAATCCTGAATCCCAGCTCTTTAGCGGGAATCTGTACCCGATAGCGGTATGAGGCCATTTCAGAGCCGCCACGGTGAATAAACGAGATCACAATCCCATCCTGGCCTTATGCACAGAAGCTCCCATAATATCTTCCCAGGGAACGGTAGAATTGGCTAGTTTATATTCTTCTTGCCATTCTTTCGCATATTCACAGTTCTGAGTTTCGGAGAAACATGGAATACCCTGCGTGAAATGAATTAGTTTTTCTGTTTCACGTGAAACGTCATAACCTACGCAATGGTTCCATTCCACAGGAAGTTCGCCAATATTGTCCGTCCATTCGAATGTCATAGGCTTGCTTGTGGGATCTTCAATATACTGCGGTGTTAATTTCTTGCACCGCTCATTGTTAAATACCATCATTGACGCCCATTCAAACTTTTGACGGTTTTTGACGACGCACACGTCTTTATTAGGATCAGCTAGCGTATATAATTCATAGATATCGCCAAGAACCAACAT